ATATAATTAGCATCATATTGAGGCCAAATATTATAACCAAACTGTTCTTGATTAATTCTTAAGAATGCTTGCTCTAATGGTTCAAATGATTTTTTAAAATGAATCCATTGAGCCATTTTAACTTTTGCTATCTTAGTTACACCAATAGCAGCTTCATCTTCTGCATCTACTGTTACTTGAGAAAACATCTCATGTACTTGTGATAACTGTTCAGATGAAAAAATGTTAGGAAAATACCAATATGCTAAATTAGTTATCATTTATATTCCAAATTCTATCACAATAATCTTTTATAGATCTATCAGAAGAAAAGAAACCAGATCTTGCGATGTTCAATAATGACATTCTATTCCATGTATCCTTATTTGTCCAGGCCTGACTAACTTTATCTTGAGCATTGATATAATCTTCAAAGTCAGCCATCACAAAAAATGGATCATGATTTGTTAAATTGTGTATTAAAGGTGAGAACATATCTCTATCACCTGCACTAAAATGACCACCCTCAATAAGACGTATTGCTTCACCTAGTTCTGTACCAATATAATGTTGTGGATCATAATGATTCTTTTGCAGTTCACCAATCTCTTCTTCATTCTTACCAAATAAGAAGAAGTTTTCTGCACCTACTAAATCACGAATCTCTACATTAGCACCATCAAGTGTTCCTATTGTAAGAGCACCATTCATCTGGAACTTCATATTTCCTGTACCTGATGCTTCTTTACCTGCAGTGGATATCTGTTCTGATAAGTCAGCAGCAGGATATACTTTCTCTCCTAACTTTACACTATAGTTTGGTAAGAATATAACTTTTAAAAGATCCTTACTATCTGGATCATTATTAACTACCTCTGCAATATTACAAATAAAGTTAATAATCAACTTAGCCATGTAATAACCTGGTGCTGCTTTACCACCAAAGATTACCGTGCGTGGAACAATATTATCTGTCTGTCCATTCTTAATGCGAAGATACTGTACAATAACTTCAAGAGCACGAAGATGTTGTCTTTTATATTCATGAATTCTTTTAACATGAACATCAAACATACTTGAAGGATCAACAGTAATACCAAGATTATCTTGAATGTAAACAGATAGATCATGTTTACCAAGTAACTTAGTTTGTTCGATCTTTTCTAATGCTTCTACATCATATTGGCTTGCCTCCAATGTATTAAGAGAATCCATATTGGTTATCCAATCTTCACCAACATATTCATTTAAAAAATTCTTAATCATAGGAGATACCCATCTACGTGGAGTAACACCATTAGTTACGTTAGTAAACTTATGAGGCCACAAGTCATAGAAATCAGGCATTAAGTTTGTCTTAATCAATTCTGAATGTAATGCTGCAACACCATTAACATGATGAGATCCTACAGTTGCAAGATGAGCCATACGAACTGACTTATTACCAGACTCATCAATAATAGATAACTTACCTAACATAGATTCATCACCAGGATATTTCAATCTTACTGTTTGTAAGAACCTAGTATTGATCTCATAGATAATTTCTAAATGTCTTGGTAGTAAATATTTGAATAAACCAAGATCCCATTTTTCTAATGCTTCTGGAAGAAGAGTATGGTTTGTATATGCTATAGATCTAGTTGTTATATCCCATGCAGTATCCCAATCAAAATGTTTATCATCTACAAGTAATCTCATCAATTCTGCAACAGCAATAGAAGGATGAGTATCATTAAGTTGTACTTGATATCTGTTTGGAAACTCTTCTAAAGGTACTCCACACTTTTCTAAGTTACGAATCATGTCTTGAAGAGACGCACTTACAAAAAAGAATTGTTGTTTTAATCTAAGTTGTCTTCCTTGATCTGTACCATCATTAGGATAAAGAACCTTAGATATAGTTTCTGATTGTACTCCTTGTTCTACTGATCCAAGATAGTCACCTATGTTAAATGCATAGAAATCAAATATCTCAGTAGCATCTGCTCTCCATAGTCTTAGTCTATTACAACTATCAACTCTATATCCCAACTGCAGTACATCATAAGGTACAGCAACTACTTGTTCAGCAGGAACCCAACGTACTCTATGATTACCTCTATCAGATGTATAGTGTTCTACATAACCACCAAATCCAATAAAACAAGACTCATCAGGATAACACATTTCCCATGGCCAATCTCCATGTAACCAGTTATCAGTAACTTCTATTTGTTGTCCGTCTCTTATTTCTTGTTTAAATATACCAAATTTATATCTTATACCATAACCAGTAGCAGGTACTTTAAGAGTCGCAAGAGACTCCATATAACATGCAGCAAGACGACCAAGACCACCATTACCTAATCCTGGTTCTTCTGCTAATTCTAGCACCTGATCTAATGTTGTATTATAATCCTTTACTGCTTCTTCTGCTTCTTTATATACACCCAAATTTAAAAGATTGTTTCCTAACTGCGGGCCAATCAAAAACTCTGCAGAGAGATATGATACTTGTTTTTCTATAGTACAAACCTCAGGTGCAAGATGATAGTCTATCATCCTATCCCTTATAGCATAACACAATGCCATGTAGATATCATGTGATGAAGCAGTCTCAGGTCTTTTCCCTAGTGTATAGTAGAGACGATCCTTGATTGCAACGGATAAATTACTCGTCAACTTTTTTCTTCTTGCTACCTATATTATACTTTGTTTCAAGTATCCAGTCATCTTTGTCTCTATATGCTAATACTTTGATTTGATTCAAAGGAGCAATATCTTGTATCTTAGTAACATCAACTATCCCTATGAGGCCCCAATCAGCAAGAAGCTGAGCAATACGGTTGCGACGCTGAACATCATTAGAAGTAAGGTTAGCGTGTTTTCCATCAAGAGCAAAAAGCTCTTTAAAGTGGACAAGGTAGTACCTCCCTTGTTTGTGTAGAATATGACAAGATTGATATATCTTTTTCTCTTTCCTAGATGCTACTCCGATTCTGGTTAGAGTCTCTCTAACCTTTAAAAAGTCATCTGGCTCTTTTAATGTAACTTCTACCATCTGATCGGTAGTCCATTTCACTTCAGGCTCTTGCACCACACTCATCGTTTTCCTCCAGTTTCAAATTTCGATTTTATAAAATTAAGTTGTTCAGTTGTGAGGATTTTAAGAGCTTGTTTTGCCTTTTCGTTACTATAACCATAATAACGTTTTACCATGTCAAGATCTTTAATCTCATCTTTACGGAGCCAAGGAGAGAATCTCTTCTTAGGTCTGAGTGTATTTAGAAAAAAATCATATTGCATCTTCTTAGGTAGAAAATGATACTGATTCATTTCATTTGCAAACATAATTGAATCCAGATGACCAGAGTAAATACGGTTTACAATATAGGGTGCATAGTTCTTCTCTAATGAGGGATCTTCCTCAATAAGATTTTTCTTTGTTTGGTTAATTGAGTTCAACCAATCTTTCAATTCAGTCATGATTTAATAAATTTATATGCTAGTGAGACTCTAAATCCAGTGTAATATCTATGCGTTCCATCTGCATAGTGTGTTATATGTGATGGAAACATTATAGCACGGTTTGGTTTATATCCAACAATTTTAGTAGGTTCTTTGTTATCTTCAGAAAAAATTAAGTGACCACCCCAGTCCATTTCCCATATTGGATTTGGATAATATAGAAAAGTATAATCTCCATCATCTGTATGAGGATTTCCTGACTGGCCTGCTGATTGACCATTAGCATATATTCTGCGTACTCTATAAGATATCCCTAGTTTATTACAGATAATATCATACAAATATTTGCTGAAGAATTCTTCTTTATGAAGTTTATCCATATGCCAAAACCAATTATTATTGTTACCTCCACTTGGAGCCCACTTAGGTCTTAACAATAGATTAAAAATTTCCTCTCTAATATCTTCAGTGAAGAAATTATCATAAACATCAATACTAGGAGTAATAACAACTTTACTTATCATATTTAATCCAATGTCGATCTTCACGACGTGTACTATCTATCTCCCTATTGAAAGGAAAACTAACAGATAATCTTTTAGTATGTGATGTTGCTAAATGAGGATAATATCTTGGTATCCAAATAGCATCACCTGGTTTCATATCAACATTCAATATTGGTTTTTGATCAGTTTCTATTCTAACATCCTTCTTTTCTTTTAGCAATTCTTTGGGATTAGAAACTGCCTCCCAGACTTTAAAATTAGTTGTTCCCTCACATTGAACTATAACATTATCACTCATATCAAAATGAATTTCAAATGGATGTCTTGGTTTTAAATTACGACACATGTAGATGTGTGCATCTACTTCTTGATTATATTCATCTTCTAAATTTTTAGCGAACTCATTTATCTTTTCTGTGGCTCTAGACATGTCCGTGAAATAAGAAACACCACTTTCATCAATAATTTTTTCCAGTAAACCAGACGGATAACAATTAGCATCAGTACACCAGTAATTATTTTTCCATGTATCAGTTCCTTCTCCAAATACCCTTACTCTAGATGCAGACATTAAAGGTCTTATATTAATAAGATTGGATATTTCTTTCCAAGATAATAAATTAGGACAGTATCCTTTTTCAAATTTAGGGATCATCTATCTACAACATACACGTTACCAGAAATTGATATACGTTGTTCATCTGACGTATAGAATGGATTTACTCCATGATACATTCTGGCAGGAAAAAATACCATAGACCACTCCCACCCACTATCAAGGTTTATATGGTGCGAATCTTGGCCACCAAGAGGACTATTATATGTAAAATAAAATGCTGCAGTCTCATTACCATTTACTTTTGGATATATTTCTTGTTCTTTTCTATAATCATAAGGTATCTTTACCCAGATTGCAAATGAAAATGCACCTGTATGAATATGTGCTGGATTAAAATCATGCTTACTTTGATAGTTAACCCATAGTTGACCTAACTTAAAATCAGGATTTTTTTTCTCAAACTCTTCTTGTATTCCCATACTTGGATGTAAACCAAATTGTTGGATATACTGGTACGCTAATAATTGTGTAAACGCAGAAATTTCCTTAGTTATAGGAAGTGAATATTCTTCTTTAAGATGGCCTCTGAGAGTACTTCTAGCATCCTGCCCACGAGTCTGCATAGAAAACAACAGTTCTTCTCTCACTGATTGAGGAACAACTGCATGTAACCAACCTGGTGATTTTATCCAGTGAGGTTTAATCTGCATCATATTTTTTTAATTGTGCCTCCAATACATATTCCATACTCTCAATATTTTCCCTTAAATAATCTTCCCAGTAATTTCCCTCTATATGATCATGCAAATGAGCAAGATGATTTAAAGCATATATCAATTTGGTTCTATCATTCATCCTCATTTTCTCTAGACCTATTCTTAATAATAATTCTATCGTTTTTGTAGTCAGCTACAAATTCTAATACATCATCATTATCCCACATGAGTTCTTCATATAATGCATTGAGACGATCCATGTCTTCCCATAAATCATTAATGTGTTCGCTTTCTTCGTTAGTCATCTTATAATCTGAATGTTGTTGTCCTCAGTCCAGAGTTCGACGTTATCTCTGAAACGACCATCTTGTTTTAGTTTGTCGTACCTTTTGGTTGCTTTACGTTTCCACCAAGAAATTATATTTTCTAAATGAAACTTGTCCCAATTCTGACCTCTCCTTAATTTATCTTCCTCACCAAGTAGGACTTCACGAATGTTAGCATATCCGTAATCAGAGATATAAAATCTTTTCTTTTGGGTCAATCCGAAAGCCATATCTATAACATCATTAAACTTAGATAACTTATCATCATGTCCATATTCTTTCAATGAATTCTTAATCCATGAAATCATCTTTGTTTGACGTTTCATTTTCTTAGAAGATGCTTTGTTATCTGTAAGAGGTTGATTATCATTTAATTTAGTAAAATGATCATGAAGTTTATGGAAGGCATCTGCATGGAGCAGAGGGAGAAACTTACTCTCAGTTAGACCTTTATACCTCATATAAGGTTTAAGACCGTCATACTGCGATGCAGAGGTCGTAGAGCCATATAAGGATGTAGTTTCAAATAATCCAATATCTTTTTCGAATACTTCATTCAATGTCTCTCTAGCAAAATGAGATACACATAGAAGTGCTAATAGTTTACCACCAAGATAATTATATCCAAAAGGTTGTGATGGAACTATAACAAATCCCATAACAGCATGACGATTGAATATAGAAAGATTAGGTTGATTACCTAACCAAATATTTCTAGGTTTAGAATTAATAGTAGGAGAACCAAAACGAATGAATCCCAATACTTGTTGAGATCTTTTCTCATAGACCATCCAACGAAGTTCTCTACCTGGTATATTACTTTCATTATTATGTGATGAAACTGCTTTTAAAAGATTATTATAATGATCCTGTGGTAGTGATTGATTAAACCTGCTACCAATAAATTTAATATCAAATTCCATCTCTTCTGGATGGATATCCTCATTAAAAAATTCATCCTTTAAAGAAGTCAAAGGATTTGTTTCCGTTACAATCTCTCTCTTTACATAACGAAGATAATCTTCTATAGATGTAAAGTGTCCAAAATAGTCAATAAATTCATCAGCAGCCCATTCAGCATCAGCCTCAGGAATTATCATAATCCAAATATATTAAGAATACTTTTTACAAGTGGTGTTTTCTTAGAAACACTACATAAGTATCTTACCATAGAAACTAAGTAATCGCCTTCCATTTCTTCAAACATGTACATATTCAAACGGAAAGCATAGTTTGCTTCAGTAATAATAGCATTAACATCAGATTGATCTACAGGTAATTTATTAAGAGTTTCTCTGTACATCTGTTTGTATGCTTTCTTATCTTCAATCTCAGGAAACTCATAAAATTCTAAACCACCATCAGTTAAATTCATTGCATTCTCAGCAATGTTTCTTAGAATCTGACCTCCAGATAAATCTCCAAGATAACGAGTATAATGATGACCAACTAATAATTTAGGATCTTCATGTGCTACTTCTCTAATACGAGCAATGTATTGCTTAGTTGCTGCTGTTGGGTATATGTTATCTTTCCAGTTCTCACCAAAATAGAATTCACAATCTTTAACCAATGCATCATGTCTTTCTAAGGCACTAAGTTTTAATGGGCCTACATAAGGATCATCTTCCAACCTTCGTACCTCAGTTTCTAGTTCATGGTATATAAAATAAAAATTAGCAACTAATTGTCTATAGTTTTTTTGATCTATAACACCTCTAAGAAATGACGCAACAAAACTTGTGTTCTCAGCCATAGAGTGAGACTTCTTTGTTCCTTCCTTTATTTGTTTTGAAAAATCTGAGATCATCTTTCTAAATATACTACTCCGTTATCATACTCATTAAAATCACCTCTTGGTGGAGGAATTAAAGGTTCGTATATACCTCTAGGTCTGGGTTCTATAATTTCAGTTGTAGTATCTATTATTCTATTAAATGCTTTCGCCATTTGTCTATATCCAGATCCAACATATAATTGGCCAGCAAATACCGATACTGTAGCGGTTCCCCAGAAAATGTAGTACCATCTTGATTTCACTTGATGTCTTTGTCTACTTGGTTTAATTTTAGTCATAATCAGAAAAAGTTGCAACTATTACCATCCTTCTACCCCTCTTGGGAGGATAGTTATAATGTTTGCCTTCAAATATTATAGCATCATCTTCCTTCCCTGTAAACTCCTCACCTTCACAAACAGTACTACCACCCTCAGGATTAGTAAGATATACAATTAAGTTCTTATGATCAAAGGGATGATCTGTATGTGGTAAAGAATGACCTTCACCATCAATAGGCATAGAAATATTAACAGCTATTCTATAAATTCTATCAACTTTTATCTTGTTAAATTCTAATATTCCTCTTACTACATCATGTGCCTCCATTGTTTTTTCAGATATAGGTACCGAATATAAAAATCTCTCATTAGGTGGTAGAAGAAATACATGGCCATAAAAACCAAAATTAAAACAATTCTCATCCCAATCAGGTGGATTGTATTCACCCATCTCACAATGACGTTCAGACCAATTCCAAGTAATCTGTTCGCTTTTACAATACTTTTTAAAATCTAAATATTCTGATGATATTGGATTATAAATTTTTTTAAGCATAGGTACAAACAAATACTACTCTACGTTTTTCTTTTGGTGTTTCATGAAAATGAACACCTTCAAATATTACACAATCATCTTCATTAGGAGTATAATTATCATACTTATAATCATCTTGCATAATAAAAGTATCTCCACCTGCATCAGTAAGATATAATAAAAGATTATAATGAGGATACTCATGATCAGTATGTGGCCAACCAGTTCTCACTCCATCTGGTTGTGGATCAACAGCATTTAGATGCATCCTAAAAATCATATTAAGTTTAATACGATTAGCCTTAAGAATATCTTGAACAATCATACTTGCTTCCATAGCAAGTTGTTGAGAAGCATAGTTTGCTTCTGGTAGTGTTGGAAAATATAAAGGTGTTCCAATTGCTGCTATAGGTGCCTCAGCCCTTTGTAAGATGCAATTATTATACATTGGAAACTTACCCCAATTTTTCTCTTTCTTTTGTTCTGGGGTTAAACATTGAATAGTATCAGCTACCTCTTCATCCTCACCAAAATCAAGAGTATCATTAAGATATTCCCATTTAAAATTACATGCTAAAACTTTTTTCTTAAAGTTGTTATATTTAACTCCTCTTGGATTAAAGAGTTTTATTATTCTACCGCCTATCATGATTCAAAAGTAATTAGTTTGGTGTACTTCTCATACAACTCTCCTATCTTCTTTTCACTTTTTCTACTCTTCCATAATTGTAGTAAGATAACTTTCATATCTTCCATAGGAACAACTACAGATAAGTCTCCGTTTGTATAAGGTTCTCTCATGATTTTATAAAACTAAACCAACCAGTTACAATATATTTAATCTCAGTTAGAGATGGTAACCCACGATGTGGGTGAGTCCAATATGCTGGCCATATTAACATACTTCCTGCTTTTGGTTTGAATTTGATTTCCTGTGTTGGAAATTCTGTCTCACCACCATCTGTAACATCATTAAGATAAAGCATCCATGCTATCAATCTCCTTTCAGAAAAACCATTAGTTTGACCCATGTTTTCAGTATGTAATAAAAAATATGCTTCGTTTGGTAAATATTTTTGTATGTTAAATGAATGAGATATATCCCATCTAGCTAACTCATGTAAAAAAGGATACTTGTTTTTGTATTGTTCTATTGTTGATGCAAGAACTTCTGTTAGATTTTCAAAAACATTAGGTTTACCCAAAGCATCAGCAGATATGTACATTTCTGTACATCGTTTTACTTTATCATAATCAATAGTAAAACCTTCCTCCTTTAATACTTCACCTTTACGATGCAACTTAGGATTGTCCTCGTAAAAATTAATTATTTCTTGACATTGTTCAAGAGTCATACAATTTTCATTTACATGTATGAAATTATCAATCATTTGAATTCACATTCAACCATGATCTCTGTTAGACATGCAAGCATGTTTATTTCTTGGTCGGCAACAAAAGCCATTTGGTACTGATACTTAGCAATAACAAGAACAGCAGCAGGGATGGTATTAGCAACCAAGGATTTATAAAGACTATCGTAAATGCGACGAAATAGTACAGAAGTATCATTGTCCATATTGTTGCTGACCCACTTACGTACTTCTGGAAAGTTTTTGTCTTTAAGATTTTTGATGAGATCATCGACAGCGACATCTGAAAAAGCAGCTAATATACCACTATCTATCTTACCACCAACTGAATATCTTTGACATTCATTTAGGACTCTTCTCCAATCTGGAAAATGTTTGTTTATTAATTCTGCTAGTACTTTCTTATCAGCTTCAATCCTTTCTTTGTCCAAGACATAGTTAAGTCTTTGGAAGAAAGCAGCTGCGATTTGCTGCTTTTCTTTCCCTCTAATACTAAAGTCAACCACCGCACATCTTGAGTGGAGGGGTTCGAGGATTTTGTTTTTGTAGTTGCAAGTGAAGATGAATCTACAATTTCCTGCAAACTCTTCGATAAAGGCTCTGAGGAGAAGTTGTACGTCGTTCCCTGTGTTATCTGCTTCATCAATGATGATGACCTTGTGCTTCGCTTCCGATGACAACGATACAGTAGATGCAAAGTTTTTTGCGTTGTTTCGTACTGTGTCGAGGAATCTTCCCTCATCGGATCCGTTGATGACATAAAAGTCTACTCCCAATTCGTTACATAGGGCCTTTGCTACCGTGGTCTTACCAATACCTGGTGGGCCAGCAAGTAACATATTAGGTATTTCTCCTTTATTTAGAAACTCCTTAAATGTCTTTTTTATATTGTCTGGTAGAATACATTCGTCAATTGTAGTGGGTCTGTATTTTTCAACCCATATAAAGTCACTCATTAATCGTTAGATGGTAGGATGTTCGTTTCTGTCCATGTTGTATTATGTGCCGAACCTTTTTTACGTTTAAAGTCAGGAGGTTGTGGGGTCATCATACCCCCTTTATAATCAAAGACTCCTAATTCTCTAAGTTTTTTTCTCTGTTGTCTCTGATCCATTTCACCACTGTATGGAATACCTACAACTTCACATGCAAACATTTCAATAAAATATTGAACAGCAATTGATTTTACCATGATTATATCATGAGAAGCAATCCTCATTATTTGTTCGATAACAGGTTCGTTGCCTTTATGTTCATCTTCAAAATAATCTAAAATCTCATCCTCATGTTTATTATAAAATGGAACATTAGTAGTTTGGTTAGTCATTGCGTTATGTTGATCGCAACCACTATCCTTATAACTGTTTAAAAAAATACTTTTAAAATCGTCAAAGGAATAAATTTCTCTAAGTTCTTCTTTTGCTGTTTTTTGTTTGGCCATTTATCCGAATGTTGAATCAGGTTCTAAAGCAATAAAGTAAGTTAAATCGTGTTGAGTGTTTTGAAACTTGGATAATAATTTAGAAGAAACTGCTACATCATATGGGCCTGGAATAATTTTAATATTCTCTACCTTAAAGTTGAATGTGAATACCTTTTCAGTTTCACCAACATCAACAGAATAACTATTTGACGTATCATTCTTCTTATCACGCACCACAAGTTTAACAACACCTGCTTCACCAACAACACAAAAATCAGGAAGTTGATAAACGGCAGCTGCTTTCAATAACTTTTCTAATGAACTAGTATCCAACTTGAATTGAACATCATCAGAAGGAAGTTCAATTGCTTTATCAGGTGGAGAAATAATTACATTAGGATCTGCGTAGAAGTATTTAACTTTTCTCTTTCCTTCACGAATAGTTAAATAAGAATCTTCTTTAAAGTCCATCTCAGGATCTTGATGAAGACTTAATCCATTTAGGAATTGATTCAGATCATAAACTGCAAAGTCACGTGGAAACTGTTCATCCACAACTGCTTCTGCAAGAATGTTTTTTGCAACAGAAATAGTACGAAGTTTATCTCCTTGCTTTACAAGGATTGAATTATTAATTCCTGCGAAATTTTTAAGAATAGTTAGAGTGTTATCAGATAGTTTCATAATTAAGGCATTTGATCAAATGATCCATCACTAGAAGATGGTTTACCATAGTGTCCGTCAAAGTGTAGTAATAGCATAGCATAATGTATGACTTTTAACAAGTCTTTTTTATTCTTTCCGTCTTTACTTCCATACCTACTACCATACTTTAGTACGTTTGCTTGACAGAATTCTGATGCTATATCTCTTGCAGCCATCAAGTCTATTGTTTGAACATTGCGGAACTCATGTTCTTTTCCAGTATAATGTCCATTGTAAGTACTAGAAACATATTCCTCAATATCGTCCATGATTTCTGTTTCATGATACTTATACTGATGATTTCTTTTAGTTTCTCTTTTTTCCATAATCATGTCTTTGTATGCTTGTTGTGTCCAACCGTCATTGTATGCTGAGTTTGCATTTATATGCAGATTTGCTTCGTCTGGAGTCATGTCTGCATAAGATGGGAATGAGAAATGATGAGCATACTGATCATCAACATCAGCTAGATCTATAGAACCAGCTGATTCCATACCTATGTACATGTCTTCATAATCAAGTCCATCATTAAATTGTGGATCTGCAGTATTTCCTGATCCAACATAAACTGATTTTACTCCATCTATATTTTCAATAGTAATACCACTATCGTCTAGTTCTTTGTCTTTATCTTTTTTCATGGGATAATCCTTATCAAATGTTCCACTTAGAATTGAGGCCGCTAGGCTCCATGCGTTAACCATAACAAAACAAGAAATTTTTTACAAGACTTTCTGATTTATCAGCACCGAATTGACCTTTCAAAAATCCTGATACAGGATCAAGTTTAGTCATGTAGGTATCAAAGTCTTTGTAACTACTACTCTCATAGCCACTGGGTTTCTCTAATTCTACCATATCTTTGTACTTAGTCAAGTATTTTTTGAACATATCTACATGTTCATCTACTTCAGACATGGTACACTTAGCAATGTATATGTTCTTTGAAAAATGATTACCAATCTCAAAGAACCTATACTCTCCTTCATATACAGGTAAATCCTCTACAGAGAAAAGATAGTTATCTACAGGATGTTGGAAGTCAAAGACAATAATGACTTTCTTATCAGTAAATCCCATAAGATCCATACCAAAACATGGAAGGTTACTGCCTGTCTTAGGATAGATGATGTTGTTGTAGATACAAGATACTTCACTCCAGATTTCTACCTCCCTTGATTTAATAAAGTATGGATGTGTGTATAGGTTAGCAACTAGTTTAGTTTTTTTGCCTTCCCAATTAGCCCATTCGTAGTTCCTAACCATATCTGGAAAGGTATCGAATAGAGCATCTTTATAATTTTTCCAAAGATTCATCTGCTTAAAAATAAAATTAGACCACGAAAGAACATAGAGAAATAAATGATCAGATAAACCCATAGTACCGTCATACAAATTCGGTTCTCTAGATTACCCCTACGATACTTAACTGGAGCAGGATTGTTCCAGTTAGATCGCATATAGGTGTTAGGATCAATTCTGTGTTTCATCTACAGTTTCTTCTGCATTGAAATCAACATTAGCATCTACCTTATCATACAACTCTAAGAAAGATTGCTTTGTTTCATCATCAAATCTATTTACACATACCTCGATTGCTTTCTCTTTCTTACCAAAGATAGCATATGCACGAACGATATGTACTAGACGACGTGTGCTAATAACCTCTTCAACACCACCATCATAAAATGTTTTACGGATGATGTCTGCCCAATCTACAAGTCTCTTAAAGAAATCTGTATCATCTACACCAAGGGTTGCAGCAACATTATGAAGAATCTTTTCTTCTGACTTTACTGCGGGGTAGGATTGTTCGAAGGTAACTGGGAATCTTTCGAGGAAGGCTTCGTTGAGCACGTTAGTTCCAATAAATCGTCCGTCGTCTGAACCTTTACCTTTAGTATTTGCGGTGGCGAATATGTTGAATCCTCTGGCGGGTCTAACAAATCGGCCAATCTTTTTAAGGAATACACCATTTCCTTCAAGGATTGATTGAAGGCAGAGGATCTTGTTGGATGCAAGGTCGATCTCGTCAAGGAGCAAGATTGCTCCTCTGTTAAGAGCCTGTATGACTGGGCCATCGTGCCAGACGGTTGCACCATTAACAAGACGGAAGCCGCCAATAAGATCATCTTCATCAGTTTCAATAGTAATGTTTACACGAATAAGTTCTCTTCCTAACTGAGCACAAGCTTGTTCTACAGAGAATGTTTTACCATTACCAGATAGTCCAGTAATGAATGTTGGATAAAATTGTTTTGATTGAATTACTTTCTTGATATCTGCAAAGTTTCCAAACTTGAAGAATGTTTTATCAATCTCAGGAACTAAATTCTTTTCTGATGCAGGTAATACTGCAGGAGAGTTGTAGGACTTCTCAATGTTTTCTACAGCTGCAGATGTAACTTCTAGATTCCACTTTCCTTTAGATACTTTGAAGTTAGATAACTTCTTAGTAACTGTTTGATATGTGATATCATTCATTGCACAGAATGCTTTGATATCTGCTGTTGTAATCTCAGTACCGTATAGGTTCTTGAGTTTTTCGATTGCTTGCTCGGAAGTCATTTTTAATTCAAAGGGCATAATAATAAAAGGTTTGTTTCTTAACTATACCTATATTATAGTTAAAAAAAAGGGGGTGGTAAACCCCTTGTGTGCCAGTTTGTCAACTGGTTTACATTGTCTCCATATATTCAATATGGTCTTGTAATTGTTTAACTAATTTTGTTTTATTATGTCTTCTATCTAATTCAATACCAATTGTTCGTCCATAGTCCTCAAGTTCATCTTTTGATAAACCTTTCAAATCAAGAGGTTCTGGATCAATAGGGTCTTCTACAGATGCAGGTGCTGTATCTACTACAGGTGTTTCTTCTACTACTGGTGCTTCAACGGTTTCAACTGGTTGTACCCCGTTTATCAAATCTCCAAATTTAG